TGATTTAGATTTAGAAAAAAGTGATAGTGTTACAAGAACACATTTACGAAGCACAGCACCGCACAATTTTTATGTAGGACAAACAGTAACAATTTCAGGCGTGACAGGTCATAATGGAAATAAAGTTGTTGAAGAAATCGTTGACTCTTATGTTTTTGTTATTACAACAACAGGTGCAACAGTTCACGATTACAGAAGCATAATTCCAAACGGACGTGCAGCCGCCAACACATTATCCCAATACAACAACGTAAAAGCAGTAGAAGAAGCCGTATTACAAATTGCTATTGACGTATTTCAATCCAGATTAGCTGCAGGTGGCACACAACAAGCCCTTGATTACACCCCAGCACCATACCGAATGGGTCGGACACTTCTTTACAAAGTCACAGGTCTAATTAGTAAATATATTGACTCTAATAGTCAAGTAGGTTAACTTATGCCTTTAAGTACACTACGTTCAGACCTTAAAACAGCGTTAACATCAAACACAAACTATTCTTGCTATGATCACGTTCCAGAAATCATAATCCCACCAGCTTGTCTAATTTTAGCTAGTGACCCATACCTTGAACCAATGGTTATAGGCAATAGCAAAAACTATTACGTAAGACTAACCCTAGAAGTTGTTAGTACCACGTATTCTAACCCAAGCGCACTAACAAACTTGGAAAACGATATAGAAACCATTCTGGGACTGATACCATTAAATTACATAATTTTATCGGTAAGTAGCCCTAGAATTAGGCAGACCAACAGTACTGATCTGTTAACTGCTGAAATACAACTACAAACAGCCTATACAGGCTAAGGAAGGCAATAATGGCAACAACTATTTTGAGTGGTCGTCAAGTTAAAATAACTATTGGCGGCGTTGAATACTCTGAACAAATTTTAAACTCTGCTATGAACTTTGCAACAGAACGTTTAACTTTTGACACTCTTGCTGGTAAAGCATTTAAGTATATTGATTCAAACGTAACTTTGGATTTGACATTCTTAAACGATTCTGGCGAAACAGTAAGTCTTTACAAAGCTCTTTGGAACGCAACAGAATCTGCACCAGATACAGCTTTGGCGTTTATCTTCTTGACCCAAACAGGTGTTTCATTTACTGGAACAGTATTACCTGTCTACCCATCAATCTCTGCAACTGGTGCTGACGCTCAACAATGTTCAGTATCATTACAAGTTGTAGGAATTCCAACAGAAGACCTAACTAAATAACCTAAGAACAGGGGCACACAAATGCTTAAATTACAAATCGCTTGGACATTAGATACAGGAGAAGTATATGAAGAATGGACTATTCCATTTGAACTTGCTCTCGCTGAAAAAGAAATTTACAACGGAAAACCAATTACCACAGCTCTTAGAGATGCTGAAAGCCCAAGCAATAATCTTCTTTTATTTTTGGCGCACAAAATTCAAAAAAGAGTATCAGGTAAACCAGTCCCTGCTTTTGATGTCTGGGCTACTAAAGTTGTCGACGTCCAATTTAAAGACCTTGACCACCCAAAAGTTACAGGGCAGGCTCAATAGGTTGGATAGCGGTGCAATTAGCCGTTCAGACTGGAATACCTGCCCGAAGTTGGTTAGAAGAAGATCCTTCAATTTTTTCAACAGCTGTAGAAATTTTAGTGGAACGAAATAATGGCTAAAGCAATTAGTCTTGTTCCAGTTGATAAAGATTATCGTGCTTTACTTCGTGCATTTGGAAAAATGGATGATATTGCAAAAAATGATATGAAACAAATTGCTGCTAATCTTGCTGAACGTGGTGCTGCTTACGCTCAAGGTTCAGCTTCACGTTCACCATATAATCCAAAACAAGCTGTGGCTGTTGCTCAATCTATTAAAGTTTCTAAATCTGATAAAGCACCAAGTTTTAGTATTGGTGGTTCGCGTAAAGTTGGCTCTAGTGCTTTTAGTGCAGGATATGTGATAATGGGTAATGAGTTTGGTTCTAAACAGTACAAACAGTTTCCTAAACGTTCACCTCAAGGTGGAAAAAAAGGTTGGTGGTTGTATCAGGCTATGTCCAGATTTCAACCAACAATATCTAAAGAATGGCTTGAAGGTTTTGAAAAAGTTAGAGATGCTTGGATTGGGAGATTATAATGGCTGATATAAGAACGCTTAAACTTGCTTTACTTGCCGACACAAAAGATTTTATTCAAGGTTTGGATAAGGCAGATAGTGAGACACGTTCATTTTCAGATAAATTAGGTGGGGCTTTAAAGACAGGTGCTTTGGCTTTTGCCGCACTTGGTGCTGCTGCTGGTGCTGCTGCAATTACTATTGGTGTCCAAGCTGTTAAAGCGGCTATTGAAGATGAAAAAGCCCAACTCACTCTTGCTAAAACTTTAGAAAACACAACTAAAGCAACAAAAGACCAAATTAAAGGTGTAGAAGAATACATAACAAAAACTTCACTAGCTAAAGGTGTAACAGACGATCAATTACGACCAAGTCTTGATAGACTTGTCAGATCAACTGGCGATATAACTAAAGCACAAAAATTACAAGCTCTTGCTCTTGATATATCTGCAGGAACCGGCAAAGACCTTGCATCAGTTTCAGAAGCACTAGGAAAAGCCTACGACGGAAACCTTGGCGCATTAAAACGATTAGGAGTCCCATTAGATGATTCCATAGTAAAATCAAAAGATTTTGCTAAAGCCCAAGATGCCTTATCTAAACAATTTGCTGGTCAATCAGATGTAGCCGCTAATTCATTTTCAGGAAGAATGGAAAGAGTAAAGATAGCAATTGATGAAGCCAAAGAATCAATAGGCGCAGCTTTACTTCCAATACTTGAAAAACTATTAGGGTTCATTACAGAAAAAGCTTTGCCATTTTTAAATAACTTTGTAGTAGGATTTGAGAATGTAACCAAATCAGTAAATATAGATTTAGGCGGGGCTTTAGAATACCTTCAAAAAATCTTTACACCTATTTTTGATGGCATACAAAAAGCCTTTGCAACAGTATCAGACGCAATAGATCGTAATAGAGAAAAACTACAACCTTTATTTGATTTATTTAAAGGAATAGCCCAATTTACAAAAGACATTCTTATTCCAGTTTTAGCAGTCGGTCTAGGCGAGGCCTTTAAAATTGTAGGTTCAATCATTGGTGGCATAATTGATGTCATAGCAATTATGGTCGATGCCATTACTAACGCTATTAGAACAATTCAGGATTTAATTGACAAAATTCAAGAATACATAAATAAAGCCAATTCTATGCCAATCATTGGATCGCTTATTCCAGATTCATTAGTAACTAAAGAAAAACCACCTGTTGTAAATAATACCTTTATTTTAAAAGGTGGGGTGTCAGATCCACAAGCTTATGCAAGACAATTGGTTAAAGTCCAAACAACTGCTAAATTAACTTCTGGTCTGAAACTTCGTTAATAATGCCAATTTTTACCCCAACCCACAAAATTACAATTGCTGGAGTTGAACAAACAAATGACATTTTAAACAATGCCATAATCACTTATGGTCGTGTTGACATATTTGATTCAACACAACCAAGTTATTGCAACATTGAATTAGTTAACCTTTCAGGTACAAGCCCAACAGTTAACCTGCTTGATTCAATTATTATTGAAACCAAAAACACGTCAGGGGCTTGGATTAAACTATTCACAGGTGAAGTTTCATCTGTTTCTAATACTTTATCTGGTGCTGGTACTGGTGGCACTTTTGCAAATGTGCTACAAATTCAGGCACAAGGTGCTTTATCAAGACTTAATAAAAGATTTGCTGGTCAAGTTGCTTACCCATCAGAACTTGATGGCGCACGCATAACCAGAATACTCCAGGAAACACTTTACACAGCTTGGGAAGATTTAAGCACAACATTAACTTGGTCTGATTTACCTGCTACAACAACTTGGGCTAATTATGGTGTCCAAGGAATTGACACAATTGACGCAGGACGATACACACTTCTTTCAAGAGCTGCAAGTTCCGATAATGCTTACGATATGGTCAATAACACCTCATTTTCAGGTCTTGGTTATATGTATGAAACCACAGCAGGAAACATTGGTTACGCAGATGCTGAAAGACGCACAAACAACTATGGAACAAACCTCATACCATTAACAGCATCAACTGTTTCATCAGAAGGCATACAAACTCGACTACAACTAGCAGACATTGTTAACAGCGTTGTCGTTCAATATGGTGATCCAGTAGCAGAAGTAGAAGCCATAGATGATGTTTCAGTTAATCTTTATGGTGTTGTACAACAAGTCAACAGCACGCTTTTGGCTAACTCAACAGAAGCCACAGCACAAGCTACAAGATTTGTTGCTTTAAGAAGTATCCCAAACACAGGCTTTGATTCACTCAGCTTAGATATTGCCAACCCTAATTTGGGCGACACAACCAGAGATTCTCTACTAGGTGTAACTATGGACAAAGCCCTCTTTGTTTCTAGCTTGCCAGTTGGCTTATTCCCAACAGGCGAATTTGAAGGCTTTATTGAAGGCTGGACTTGGACACTTGGTAAAAACACACTTGATCTCCAAATGCTTGTAAGTAACAAAATTTACTCGACAGTTGATGTACAATGGGAAGACTACAACCCAGCAACTCAATGGCAGAACCTTGATAGTGTCTTGACTTGGCTTGACTTAGCGATAGGATAAGGAACTATGGCAACAACTACAAACTATTCTTGGACTACCCCAGACGATACCGCGCTTGTTAAAGACGGCGCTTCTGCTATTCGTGCTCTTGGCACAGCAATTGACACTTCAATGAACACAGCTCTTGGTACTAAAAAGGCTGGAATGGTTTTATTAAATACAACTAGTTTTAGTGCAGTAGCAAGCCAATCTGTAAACAATGTTTTTAGTTCAACTTATGATAATTATTCAATAGTTTTAGAAACCACAGCATCAGCAGGAAGTTATATAAATTTTAGATTAAGAGTTGGTGGAGTTGACGCTTCAGGTTCAAATTATTCTTGGGGTTTTATCAGCACAACAGATGGTGGTACTGCTTATCAACTTGCAGGTTCAGGTGCAACTTCATCAAACATTTTAAGAGTTGGTACAGCAAGAAATACTTGTACATTCACTATTTGTAATCCAGCAATAGCAAGAACAACAATTTATTCCGGTAATCATTCATTTAATGATGGTTCAACAGTTGCAGTTGGTGGTGCAATGGGTGGTATTCACGCAGTCTCAACAGCATATGACGGATTTACACTTATCAACTCAGGAACAATAACAGGAACAGTGAGCGTTTATGGCTACAACAAATAAATCAAATAAAATTATGGTTGGTGTTGATGACCAAGTTGTTGAATTGACTGGTTTTGACTTAGAAGCATTTGAAGCCGACAGGTCACAAATGCGTGCTTACGAAGCAATACTTGAAGCCGAGTATAAAGCCAAACAAGAAGCTCGTGAAAACGCTATCAAAAAATTAGCAGAAGTTGCTGGTTTAACCAAAGAAGAATTAGCAAGCATCCTATGAACAACTTCAAAGCAATAGCATCATCTTACGGCAGAGCATTCCTTGCATCAATCATAGCTTGTTACCTTGCAGGTGTCACAGATCCAAAAATTTTATTAGCATCAGGTTTAGCAGCAGTACTTCCACCATTATTTCGTTGGTTAAATCCACAAGACGGCACTTTTGGCTACGTTAAGGTCAAAGACAATAACGAGCACTAATGATAGGTCGTCAAGCTGCTGAAAAGATGCAGCAATGGCATATTGAACGTAAAACAGGCGTTAAAGGAATGTGCCTTAAAACTTGTCGTTTAGCTTGGAACATTCCCGCTAAGTTTCCTTCTGCAATATCTGCTTGGGACAATACACCGACAAAAAACAAATTTACTGATCCAATGACTGCGCCTATTGGTGCGACACATTTTTGGAAAGGCGGACGATTCGGACACGTTGCCATTCAAAGCCATAAGCCAGGTTATATTTGGTCAACCGATATTCCAGACAAGGACTTGATAGGTCTTACTTATTACACAAGTGTGAAAGATAAGTGGGGCTACAAATACCTTGGTTGGACTAACAAACTGAATGGGGTTGATTTGAATGTCTAAACCAAAAGCAAAAAAACAAAGCATTGAACTTCCTGACGTTATGGCATCAGAGCTTGTAAGAATTGTCAATACAGCTCACGAAGAAGGAAAACTGATCGTTGGTTTCGTTGCTTGCTTGGAGCTGTTTGATGGCAAAAAGAAAACTATAAAGATTGTTGCAAATCAAGATATGCCACAACACAGCATATTTGGGATTATCAACTTTGCTGCAGAAAAATACCAGTTTACGATTTCACCCGACGAAGATGAAGATGATGATTTTTATGATCCGAATTGGTTTGAGGGACAATGATAAATGAATTGATTGGCATTATTGGTTTACTTGTCACCATTCTTGTTTTAACAATTAGAGCAACAGCAGAGATTACAAAAATGAAATCGCAATTGTTTCCTAATGGTGGAAGTTCTTTAGCAGATAAAGTGACACGCTTACAAATAGATGTTGTCAAAATTCGTAGTACTATAGATAGTATTAGTACAGAGTTAGGCAAGCCTAAACGAAAGAGGTAACGTATTAAGCGTTACGTAATTATCTCAGATTTGCAATATCCTTTTATTAAAAAATCGTACGTTCAAAGCCTTTTAGATTACATAGATTACGTAAAGCCTGACAAACTTTTATGTGTTGGTGATGAACTAGATTGCCAAACCATATCAACCTATGCACGTGGTACAGCCCTAGAGTTTGAAGGTTCTTTACAAAAGAATATAATTGGACTTAAAGGCTTACTCAAAGAATTCCGTAGTGCTATTGGACGCAGTAAGCCTTTTTTAATTCAACGAAGTAATCACACAATTCGCGTAGAAAAATATGTTGCAAGACACGCGCCAGCCTTTGCAGTACTTGACGCAATCAAAATAGAAAACCTTTTAGGTTACAACGACAAAGACATAAACGTTACATACAACAGATCATTAACAGAAGTTGCCAAAGGCGTAATTATGGGTCACGGCGACGAAGGCAGGCTTTACAATCACGCAGGACAAACAGCTCTTGGACTAGCTACAAGAACAGGTAAGAACGTTGTTTGTGGTCATACTCATAGACAAGGTATTGCTTCAGCTAGTCACGGTTTTGGCGGAAAACTTCACACACTTTGGGGAATGGAAGTTGGTCATCTATGCGACCTTAATTCTCCTGGTATGCGTTATATGAAAGAAGGGCACGCTAATTGGCAAGCAGGATTTGGAATACTTTACGAGAAAGACGGACAAGTTAAACCTGAGCTAGTGCCTTTTAATAAAGACGGCTCTTTTATAGCCGAAGGCGAACTCTGGCGATAACGCCGTTACCAAATTGTTATATTTCAATGCCGTGTTTTGACACACGTTTGCTTTAACCTTTCTTTAACGAAAGGGGCAGTATGGATAAAACTTGGTATCCAATATCTCATCTCTTGGCTCACGCATATCACACAATGGACTATTACCACAAAACTAGGTGCATATTTGAGCCGTGCGATTGTGAAAACAAGCTAGCGCAATTACAGGAATTCTACGGACTATTTATAGGAGTAAATTAAATGGATTATCTAAAGAACTACATAGAAGTAAAAGACAGAATACAAATGTTTTACGACAAATTTCCAGAAGGCACTTTGCACTTTGAATATAAAGGCGTATTGGAATTTGGTGGCGAGACTTATATCTATGGTAAAGCCTTTGCATATCCAGATCGTGACAAAATGAACTACGCAAGTGGTTGGGCTTGGGAACGTGTACCAGCTAGGGGTTTTGCTAAAGGTGCTGAAATGATGACCCTTGAAACAAGTGCTTGGGGTCGTGCAATTGCAGCTCTTGGGATTGCCGTGACTAAAGGTATTGCTA